TACCCACATCAACATAGAAAATTCTACGTTCTGGTGCACGACTCAATCTGTAAATAACCAGAGAGTCCTCCATCATTCTTAATTGATTAACAGGCTTGATACATTTGTGTAAGTGTGAGACCACTTTCTTTCTTGATTCATCTAGTAGACCACTTGTCACATAATTGATAGAGTCTGTGCTGAATCTAATACCTTTGTTTGTCATAGCGCCAGGATTTGCTTTTCCTGGCTTCTCCTGATAAATGTAATACTCATTAATTGTATCAATTACCTCAGCATTAGTTACAGGATCTTTTTTAGTTTTAACTTCTTTAACTTTTCTAATCTTAGTAGAATCAATAAATCTTAATTCTTGTATGCCAGCTTTTTCATTCTTTTCATCTACTAGAATATGGTGATAAATTCTACCATCAATGTACCATCTTTTGAAAATATCATGACAATGTTCCGAAGCATCAAACATAGATAACACGTGGTCAAATTCTTCCTGAACTTGATCTTTAATATTATCTGCAACTTCTACATTATCTAAGTTTAATGAGATTGTATCATTTTCACCATCATTAACGATAGCTTCATTTACAATATCTTCTATAGCCATATCAACTTCTGGGTGGGTCGCGATACCTCTATACTTCTGAATTAGACCTATGTTATCTTTTGTGTTGTCTCCATCAATATCTACATATTGACCAAAATGACTTCCCGATGCGGTTATATAGCCTGCGCCATCATCACTCTGAGGAGCAATAACAGATTTTAATTTCTCTTGTGCCGCACCTTTTTTAGCTCTTTTAAACTCAAAGCCAAAAAGTTTTACGGAGTTAGTGTCATCAGCCATATTTTTTTCCTAATAATTATAATGAGGTGAGGGACATAACCCCTCACCTTTTCAAGTATTTATATGATATTAAGTAGTAGTACCTAAGGACTGCCAATATTGAATTTGGAATTCTACTGAGAATTCTTCAATTTGGTCATTACTTCCGTAATCTACTGCAATCTCGCTAACAAGTGTTGGAAAACAACCTTTAAATTCATAACGTTTCAAAACACTTTCGTCTTTATCTAGTTGATCGATTAAAAGGTCAGCTTGATAATCCTGAGGATTAGTCAAACCAGTGTTGGCAGAATGTGAATTCATTCCGTTCATCCAACGTTCCATTGCATTTCTTACATCAAAGTTAGTATCATTAATGATAGTAACACTCCATGGATTGAATGTACGATCCCCTGCCATATTCAAAATTCTACCTCTAAAGTTTATAGGTATAATTCCGAGATTGGAAGCAGGTAATTGTGCAGTTCTACACATGAAAGATGTAAGTTCAACATCCCCGGCAGCATAACCAGGAAAGTTGATTGTAGCTTTGAAAAGATTCGGTCTTGCGCCACCGCCTCTTAACTTAGCTTTAAAGTCATCTACGCCTAAAATAGCCATTTTTCTCTCCTTAGCTTACTGTGCCAACAACTTCTTCAAACGCAACACCGGTACGAACCGCGGTAAAGTTTAAAGTAATGAAGTTGATTGATCTTGCGGGTTTAATGAATAGTGTGGCAACAAACTGATTAGTATCAATAATTAATGGTGTATTATTAGTTCCATCACATACTAGTTTAAAATCAGTAATACCTCTCCTACCTTTAACATCTCTAAGCAGGGGTTCGACAACATTTACAAACTCTGCTCTTGTAAATTCATCATTGAATTCAAAGAGAATGTTTTGTGCTGCCGCTGCAATAGCTCTTTCAAGTACAAGGAACAATCTTCGAACATTGATTCTATCAAATGCAGATGGTCTTGCAAGGTGTGTTTTATCGCCGTAAAGTAGAATACCTTGACCAGGAATGTTTGCGATAGGATTAATGCCAGCAGTATACAGTGAGTCACGCTCGGCTTTACTTGGGCTATACAATAGATTTGTTACGCCGAAATATTGTCCTCTGCGAGTTCCAGCTGGTGAGAACCATGGTGCAGCATTATTATCTGTTGCTGCCATAATTCCTGCAGTGGAAGAAGCTGCTGGAATAAAGATATAATTATCATTATACTTATCATAAACTTTCAGATAATTGTTATCTACTGCAAGATAGGAACTTCTAGTAAATCCAGATACACCGCTAATAATAGATGTATTTGGTGTTGCACTAATTACATCATTTTTAGCTGGGGATGCTATAACCATACAGTCTGCTCGGACAGTTGGTCCAGCAATATTTACAAGATCATTAACTATCGTTACATTTGATGCAGGAGTTAATGATTGTGGTGCAATCAAGAAATCTATCGATAATGCATTAGGATCTTCAAATTTATCAAATCCAGTTGCAATGTTTCCAGTTGTGAGAGTTGTGGTACTTACGCCACCTTTCAAACTTACATTAACATCTGCTGAGATACCGGCAGTATAATCTGAAGCTGTTACTGCTACTGTTCCAGCATTAGTTCCAAACTTTGCAGTGGGCATACCTGCCATGTAAATATATTGCGATTGATTGTTAATCACATTTTTCATAAAGTTTGTAGCACCGTCTGAACGTTTAGCACCAAGTGCGAGTGAAACGTATGGGAAAGTTTCTAGAATTTGACCTTTAGTTCCTGTAATTTCTCCATCTTCGTCATAAACTACAACATGCGCTTCATCTTTAATAAGACTATTAGCTTCTGTAGCAAGAGCGGAATCAAGGCCCGCTGCATAAGTTGAAGTTTGTGGCGCGCCGTCAAAACGCGCTGCATAAGGCCAATTAGCAAAGTCAGCATCTCCAGCTGTTGAAACTGAAACCGCGAGTGAATTTCCTAGCTTACCTGGGAATTTAGCAATAAATGTGTGACTATCATTATTGAATGTTTGTGTATCGAAGTGTGTTTGATTGTTAATGACAGGAGCTGAAACTCCTGCGGCAGAATCCCAGGCATTTGCTGCACTGGCATCTGTTCCTCGGACAATGTATAGATCGTCTGAGTATCTTAAATAATATGCTGCTGAGTGGAAGTCTACTGTATTAGCGGTGCTAGGTGCACCGAATGTATTAACAAGTGTAGCTTCGTTATTTACGCGAGTCGGTTCGTCGGCAGGACCCCAATTAAAATTGCCAACAAATGCACCTGTAGATGTAGGTACGTTGGCAACGCCATTGGTTAGGTCAACTTCTTTGACAACGACAGCAGGAGACTCTGATGGTGAGAATAACGCCATGTTTCTTTCCTTTTCCAAGTATGTAATTATATGTTATCATAATACGGTTATGTTCAATTACTCTTATTTATATAATGTTGGTTTTCACCACTCATCCCACGATGCTGCTTTCTGTATCTGCCAGGTATTAGGCACTTCTGCGGGTTCATACCTACCATCATCTATAAATCCAAAAGGTAATACATCATTTTCAATTTCTTGCATTCTCTGCGAGAACATTAAATCTTTAATATTAATATCTGTCATTTCATTAAAATACGTGGTACCAACGAAATATCCTAAAAGAACTAAATTCATTACCAAATCGTCATGATTACCGTCTGTAGCTTCCCAAGAATTTCCTCTTGCAGTGAAAGTTGATATTTCGGAAATAGTTTGTCTATCACATATTTCAAGCTTATTAGTCTCTATCAAATCTTTAAATGAAGAACATCCTATACGTTTTACTTTACGGTTCATTCTAATCCCGATAGAATCTGCCTTGACAACAGATTCAACAAACATATTCTCATATTCTAAATCATGATATAATCCATTTGCCACAACCATTCCAGCATCATTTGACTCTACAACTACCATAGCATCATTATATACTTTTGCATACTTGTATATAATATTAGGATAGAGCAACGGAGATATAGTATTGTTTTGATATACCGCAACTTGTCTAAAAACATTGTCACTTACATCAATTATATTAAAGGTTGAATAATCTCTACCCCTACCTTGTGCAACATCTACTAAACAAGTGTAAGTGTGACCTTCTTTAGGACGTTCATATATTCTAACACTATCACCAGTGGTTTCTATAGGATCTTTCATTTTTAATCCCAGTAACGTTTCAACACCTATAAGCGTATCACCTGTGCCTATAAACGTGTTACCAAATTCTTGATCAAACTGCAACTGTGAAGTATTGGATATAGTAGAGTTTTTCCAATTTTCATCTCTGCCAGGCACGTCCCACCAATCAACACGAAATGATTTAAACTCATTTGTACCTTGTACTGAGCCTTCCCATATCTTATGAAAGATATTGCCAATGCCATTAGCAGTCGATGTAATAATAATTTTAGTATCTTTACCAGAAGAAACGACAGGATACGTGGAAGTATAAAATTCATTAGCTCTTTCAACAAATGCAAATTCGTCAAGATAAAGAAGGTTAACAGACATACCACGAATAGATGAACCTGATGTTGCCGCAGCTACAATTCTTGAGTTATTACTAAATTCTATTGATCCTTTGTTGAGTGCTTTACATCCTGGCTGTAAAAAGAATGGTAAGTTTTCAAGCATCAAAGTAATGCGACCAAGCATTTCTCTCGCAGTAGCACCTTTATTTGCCATGACTGCAATAGTCTTTTCACTATGAAATAGAGCAAACCAAAGAAGATACGCGACAGATGAAATTGATTTGCCACTCTGTCTACAAGCCAAAACTATTGAAAATCTGTTGTCATTAAAAGACTCGAACATTTTTTCTTGGTATGGATACAAATTAAAGTTGACAAGACCTTTATCAAGTGATATAATCTTACAGTAAGTCTTAGCAAAGTATGCTGCATCATGCATACACTTAGCATATTCCTTAACAGCAGCATTTGTCCATTCTTGAACTACACCATCACGTTTTACATTAGGATTGCCGAGATAGGTATTAGGTTGTTGGTTCATTATCATCTTTTTTAAACTCTATCACATTATCATTATCTTCGACTACATTTAATGTATTTACTGGTACCATATCATGTAACATTCTTTGCAAATCTGTAGTTGAGCCAACAAAAAGATTGTTGGTTGTTCCAGCATCGGCGGGCTTTTCTAATTTAACAGCCAATTCTCTTTTCTTCTTATGTAAATCAATAAGTTTATCATTTACATCTGATGTATTTTTTATGAGTGTAGCCACGACTTCAAATGCCCTAGGATGTTCTAATGCGGAAGCAATATTCATCATTTCATCTAGGGACTCTTGACCCTTATTAATTAAGTCATAATAAGTCCGTCTTGTAAATTCCAAATCATCTTGTTCATTATCTGAGTCAATCATTTTATTTCCTTAACCTGAGTCAAACACTTCTTCTATAGTCGTTGTAAATCCGAAGTCACTATCACCTAATGGCGGCACTAACGCTAATGGATCTGGATCAATCGTATATCTTGCAAATTGAGGATCACTAGAATCGCCTTTAAGTAAAGTATGTAAATCAGTAACAGTTTTACGAATTACTGGACCATCAGAAATAGCGCCGTAAAAATTAGCTAACATTGTAAAATCTAAAGTGTAAATAATAGTCCTTCGTGTCTCTAAAGAGCCTTCAAAATCGTCTGAAAATGATATACTATTAAGCGTTATGGGTATATCCTCTCTAATATCACTAGCTAATGTAGAAAAAGGTTTCATAGTAATTGTATAGTGTGGATTAAAATATGGAATTATTTGCTCTACCATCTGTAAAGCATCATCTTGCGTTTTTGCGTATATATTCAATTGAAATGCAATGTCATAAGGTGCAGGTGAAAAGAATTTATTTTTATTACTGTTTGTTAAAGTCTTGTCGAACCTATTCATCTTAGGCAATTTGCGTTCTGAATTATATTGCATTGATACTATTTCAAAAGACATTCTAGGTAACTTTATAGAAACTTTAGTGTCAGTATCTAGATTTGGATTCTGTCTAATTCTTTCTAGATATTTTTCTTTAGGTGCGTATGAAAGCGGCACCTTTACCTGACTCATAACCTTACCACTAGCATTTTTCCTTAAAACATATATGTCGTTAAACATAGTTCCAAAGATTGCAACAGTCTTTCTAATTCGTTCATGGTAAAAATATGTACCAAACATTATTCGTCTCCTGGATCGCCGAATGGATTAGTCTCAGAGAAATCCAAAAAGTTTAGATCAACATTAGTGGAAGCCGCTTCAAATATATCATTTTGCTCATTATTCGAAATCTTATTATTTTCAACAAACGATTTAATGCCACACTTTACACCACTTGATCCTACAATATCAGAATCTGTTTGAACGGCAAATTGATGATAAAGTCCATCGTCTGCTCCAACATGAATTAATGACAACACTCCGCTATCTGCCCTATAATTCGATACTTCACCTCTAAGTGTAGTGGTTGGTAATTTATGAGAGATTGTCTCGCCCTTTGTAAAGAGTATTGTCCCTGGACTAGCTATTGTAACAACTGGCGGTACAGCGGCGCTGTCGAAGGCATAATATTTTCCTCTATTTGTTATAGCAAGTATGAATACTTCGCCACCAAAAATTCCTGAAACAGCAGTTGCTTGAAAATTTGCTGCTGTGCCTGTACTAGAATCTAATGTTACTAATGGCGCAGATGCATAAAAATTTCCAGAATCTATAATATTTATACTGCCCACGCTATTATTACTATCATCACTATCCATAATAGCAGAAGCTGATGCAGTAAATGCACTAGGTAAACCTGTAGGTGCCGATATAGTAACTGTAGGCGTACTAGTATATCCATGCCCAGAATCTGTAAGATTTATAGCATATAGTCTATTTCTTAGAATAACCGCAGTTCCTAAAGCCTTATGAGAATCCGCAGTTCCTGAAGAACTGGAAATAGTAACTGTAGGAATAGCATCATATCCATTTCCAGAATCTGTAAGATTTATAATACTTACTTGATGAAAAGAATCTAAAAGTGATGTTGCGGTTGCTCGGTGAGAGTCTGCGGTTCCTAATGGAATACCAATACTAACTGAAGGAACAGTATAATAACCCTGTCCAGAATCAGTTAATATAATGCCACTAATTGAAAAATTGGAATCTACTATAGCTGTTGCTGAAGCACCACTATCTCCACTATCAGGTGTAGAAATTGTTACAGATGGAACACTTGTGTAAAATTTGCCTGCTAGTGCCATTGTTATTACACTAACACGCCCAGTATTTATTGCGGCACTAGCTAATGCAAGCTTGCCGGTATCGCTTGGAGATGATATTGTTACACTTGGTACACTAGTATAGAACTTTCCAACATCGGTAACTGCAATTCCTGAAACTTTATTGGAAGAAATTGTTGCAGTAGCCAGAGCGTTTTTGTTTGCACTACTAGGTAAGGAAAACGACACAGTAGGAACACCAGTATAGAATTTTCCACCATTATTAATAATAATATTAGAAAGTCTGTCGCTATCAGTAGAACTTAAAACCGCTGTAGCTAAAGCTAACTTATTACTAGAATCTATTGTTCCTGTTATTGTCACACTTGGGATATTAATATAATGTGATCCTGAATCGGTTATTGTGAATCCACTTACTTGACCATAACTATCTATGATTGATGTAGCTGCCGAATGTCTTATTGGGCTAGTCGGTCTACTTATAATTACACTAGGTGCGCTATCACCGTAAAGTTGACCACTATCTAATAACGTAATATACTGAATTCTACCACTAGCCATTATGATACTCCAACGCCGGCAGAGGCTTTTGCTGCTTTTGGCAAATTAAGTGTAACTTCATATGTGTAAGAACCATCCTCTACACTATCTATTTCAGTATTCGAAGTTGCAAAATTTTCATCGTTATATTCGAATAGCTCACATCTAAGAGAATATGTGGGCAGATTACTTAAAGCATAAAAAGGCGATTCATGTTCAACATGCATAATTTGAAACATAGATTTTGAAAGAGGTAAATAGATTATATCACCTTCAGAAGGTCTTTCGAGTGCAGCAATATCATTACTTTGTTGACCAACTAATCCAGTCCAACGCCTACGAGATACTATAAATGTAGCTGCATCACGAATCTCAACTCCAAATTTTGTGAATAGATCACCTTCTCCATCAAATCCTTCAATGTTTTCTATATACATTTCAATTTTATATGAAGAATTAAATGCTGAAGGAACATCTTCACCAAAAACTTTATTTTCGTTTACAATAGTTCTAGGTAAATAATAGACGTCCTGACCATACATCTTTAGAGATTCTATGATGATATCTTCATATAGACTTTGTTCACTAGAAACTTTGTGTGAAAAGTATAAATTTGTTGCCATTTTTATTAGTTACCCTACAAAGAAATCTGGTGGCATTTCTTGCTCTAATCTCATCTTTTCTTCCATAGCTTCGATATCGCTTACGGCATCATCAAAGATTTGTCTACCATTGAGCATTACACCACCAGGCATTTGCATGCCTTCAAACTTAATAAGATTTGCTCCCCACTGTCTCTTAATTAATGCAGTAGAATATGCTTTTATAAATCTATCGTTATAAATGGAAACATTTGTGTCAGGATCAAGTATTTGATATACTTCAAAAACAAGAAAATCTCCAACTTTAATATCTCCGTCTTGCCATTCGCCGTGAATATAAAGTTTATTTGAACGCCTAGCAAAAGTTACTTGAGGCACTCCGTTTAATTTTTGATCAATTAATGCGAGATGCTGTTGCATTTGTTCATAATACATAAGATCACCAATAAAGGTACCCATATCAGCAACATCGTTTAACATCATTTGATACTTAATATCAAACATGTTTGTACTGTTACCAGATGTTATTATTGGGAAAAGCTTAGTGAGGTAAATAACACTTGAAGGAACTGCAATATATTTATTTGTAACATCCGCTGCTGTTACCGAATGCTTTAAATATGTTCTTATAGTTGCATCTGCGTGAAATTCCTGATAGAATTCAAGGGCGTCATCAATACGATCCTCTATCTGTTCAAGAGCAACATTTACCTCTATCACAGGCTCGCCTAATCTGCGCTTGCAATAATCGATCAATTGATCTCTTGTGGTTGGTGGACTTGATGCCATAGTTTATCCTATCGAACTTGTCTGATATTTATATTTATATAGGTTTTACACTGAAATTATTTCTAGTTGTATATGTATCTATAGATTTGCCTGTGCCACCATCTTTTTTACCCAATACATAAAATTCATTGCCAGAATCTTTGAATTTAATATCTTTAGGTGATTGGTTATAATTTCCACTTAGATTAAATCTATCTGAATTCCAAGAAGTGGTTTTAAAATTACCAGGACTATTATTAAGAACAAATTCTTGTACTCGCATTTCTGGAAACAATGTATTTTTACCTACAATATACATTTTAGTTTCATCATGAGTTAATCCCATTCCTTCAACTAAATTCATTCCTGTAGAAAAAGCTGAGTCAAAACTAGCACTATAAATTTCGTTTGAATCAGATAGAGTTAGTTTTGATATTGTATTTGTGCTATTCTCACTTAAATATAATGTACTTCCTTTGTCAGCAATAACAGCTCCAGTTAAAGAATTTGATGGAATAATGCCCGTCAAATCAAGAAATTTATTTTCATATGTATGTACTGCACTA